TTCTTTTTCCTATTATCTGGAAATTGACCGGGAATTGAAATTTGACATTGATGACCTCTTCTATTACAGCAGTCACAAAATCCTGCGGCGCCAGGGACACTTGTACGTCAATGATTACGGGATGCAGGTGACAATCCTAAGCCGCTATGGCATCAAAAACCACGCGGTATGCGGCAGAGATTACCGGTTTGTAAACGGTGACACCAATGACTTCCGCTACTCCAACATTGAGGTCATCAACCCTTACTACGGCGTCACCCGTATTGAAAAAAACGGTCAGTTCCGTTACCGTGCACGCATCCATATCAACGGAAACTATACCGTCGGCACGTACCGCAGACAGTCCCACGCTGCCATTGCCTACAACAAGGCAGTGGATCTGGCAAAACAGGCGGGAATCCCAAAAGCCTTTCCCGAAAACTATATTGAAGAGCTGTCTGCCCGGGAATATGCAGATATCTACACGAATGTGAAAATTTCCCAAAAATATCTGGACTATTTAAAAGGGCTCCCATCATAGGAAGCCCTTTCTTTTATTTCTGATTGATGTAGTTTACAAGTCCCTCACAGTCGATGATCTTCTGCATAAACGGAGGAAACGCCTGTCCCTGAAACTTTTTTCCGGTGGTCACATCCGTGATCACTCCGGAATCAAAATCTACAGACACCTCGTCGCCTGCGGCAATCTCTTTTGCAGCTTCCGGACACTCTACGATCGGAAGCCCGATATTGATTGCGTTGCGGTAGAAAATGCGCGCAAAAGTTTCCGCAATGACACAGCTTACACCGGAAGCCTTGATGGCGATCGGCGCATGCTCTCTGGAGGAACCGCAGCCAAAGTTCTTGTTGGCTACAATGATGTCGCCCTCTTTCACGTTGTTTACAAATTCCTTGTCAATATCCTCCATACAATGGGTGGCAAGCTCCTTCGGATCTGAAGAATTCAAATATCTTGCCGGAATGATAACGTCCGTATCCACGTTATCGCCATATTTAAATACACTGCCATGTGCTGCCTTCATGAAAACACCTCCTTATACCACTTCATCCGGGCCAGAAATCTTACCGGTAACTGCACTTGCAGCCGCTACTGCCGGGCTTGCAAGGTAAACCTCAGACTTCACATGTCCCATACGTCCGACAAAGTTACGATTTGTTGTAGATACACAGCGCTCTCCCTCTGCGAGAACACCCATATAGCCTCCAAGGCATGGTCCGCAGGTCGGTGTGCTGACAATCGCGCCTGCCTCGATAAAGGTGCGCAGCAATCCCTCTTCCATCGCATCAAGATAAATCTGCTGGGTAGCCGGGATTACGATGACACGAAGTCCCTTTGCAACCTTCTTTCCCTCTAAAATTTTTGCCGCAATGCGCAGATCGTCCATACGTCCATTGGTGCAGGAGCCGATCACGACCTGATCAATCCTGATATCTCCCACCTCGTCAATGGTCTTTGTATTTTCCGGAAGATGCGGGAAGGAAACCGTCGGCTTTAAGGTACTAAGGTCAATGGTGTACTCCTCCTCGTACTCGGCGTCTGCATCTGCCTCATATTCCGTAAACGGACGCTTAGAATGCTCCTTCATATATTCCTTCACAGTCTGCCTTAGAAATGACGGTGAATCCCTGTGTCTCCACAGCAATCTTCGCAATCATTTCCTCCTTGCTCGGGTCAGCTTCCTTGAGCTTCTTGAGAACAGCTTTCAGACCCTTAATCTGCAAGGCGGTAGCGTTGCCATCTTTGGCGGTCAAGTCCTGTTTCACAGCCTGTCTCTGCTGTGGAGTAGCCGGGGCTTTCGGTGCTTCTGCCGCTGGACTGTCTTCACCCTTGCCGAGATTTGCGTCAATAGAATCGCTTTCGCAAATGTCGAGAGCCATCATGTACAGGTAGCGTCTCATGTAGGTAATGGACGAACCGAGAGCTTGCATTTCGTTAGTAGCCTGTTTGCCAGCGTTGCTCACGATAGGGGCAATCTGATTGAACGGAGCTACGAACGCCACGCTGTCTTCCGGGTTGTCAGTGTTGACAATGTTCATAGTGGCGGTATCGGCGGTGAAGTTTACAATCGGGATAAGCCCTACCTCATTGAAAATGCGGATAGCAGAGGGTACAATATCGTCCAGCTCGAAGTATTTGAACGACAGGTGCATATTCTTTCCTGTCTTCTGTACATCGGCTTCGAGGAATTTCGCCCTCGCTGTGAGCAAACGCTGATACACATTTGCGTCCTTCGTCTCTTTGGTTGTCTTGGTTGCTGTAGCCATCTTTTTTGTCCTCCTTTTTCTTTCGGGTTTGATACCCATAAAATCGTTCACTCGCTTTTTAGCCATTTCGATGTAGAAGGTCTTGTCCACATCGGAAATGCTCAAGTGATTGTCGTTGTCGATGATACAGTGTTCCGGGAGCATTTCGATTTTGGCGGTAGAATCGTCCTCGGCTTTCACCTTGAACAACTTACCGTACCGCTCGTCTGCGGTAGCGTATACTCGGTTCACCTTCTGTACAGGCTCTTTCACACCATCGACAATGTGATAGGCTTCACGGTATTTCGCACCAGCTTTTGCAACAATCTGAAATTGGAAAATATCATCGCAACCGTTGATTGTCTCCTCAACAGGTGTACCGTTGACAAAATACTCTTTCAGAGCGGTAGCCACGATACAGCATGAATTGTTGATGTTGAACGCTCCAACGGTGGAAATACCCTTAACGAGATAACCGCCTTTGGCTTTGGATTTTCCGCTCGGTTGCACTTCGACATAGTTATTTACATCTTTCTGTGCAATCTTAATGACTGAATCTTCCTCAAGCTCAAACCCGGTTCGAGACTGCCATTCATCGCAAATCTCATTCAGCCTGTCAAGGTCGGATTTATCGCACTCGACCATGATACCGTCAGTGTTGAGCTGTACGATTTTTAGCCCCGGTATATCTTTGTAAAGGTGCTGTGCCAGCTCCATAAGGAAAAGCTGTCCTGTGATACACACTGACCTTCCCATGAGAGGGTCGAACAGGTCATTGTACTTGTTGAGCAAAGCACCGTAGGTCGTATTCACAACCAATTTGAGGGCGTTTGCTGTAGCCTTATCGCCGCTTGCCTTTGCCCTCATTCGGGTCTCAAGGACATTCTCGAAGACCTCTGCTGATGGAATGTTACGAGAGGTGTACCCACATAGCGTCATAAGGTGAGGGTAATAGCTCGCTACATCTTTGTTGCGGATAACCCGAGAGCCTGTCTCCTCGAAGAAATAATTCGGGATAGCGGCATGAATACCGCCATATCCAACCACTCCCGGACATTCGCCGATTTGAAATTCCAGCTTGCCGCCGAACAGCTCCTTGTCCGAAATCGAAGGGTCGTACATCTTATCGAAGAAAGCGAAGACCTCGGGAGGTATGTACTCACGCTTGAGCTTTTCCGGGTACACATACTTGCGTTCATCGTCATGTGGCTTCTTGGTCGCTTTCAGCATAGCCGCTGTCAGCTTGGCGTTCGTCATTCCCATAGCCCTAACATCAGTCAGACCAGCCAGCCGCCCGATTTGAACTTTGTTCTTTAAGTAGTCCTTACGAATGTCAACCAGCTTCTCGGTAGTATCAACATCATGCTTACAGTAGAACACTGTCTCCTCACGCTCTGCTTGAGTGAGAGGTCGGTCAATGTCGAATGGTACTGTGCTTTCCTGTACTGATATACCGAGGTGTCCTTCGATTGCTTTCAGAGACAAGCCCATCTGCATATCGTCCTTAATATCCACGTTGCTGAAAGCAAAGTAGAAATCCTTGAGCATAGGACAATCCCAACCTTGACCGCCGCCGATAATGAAATCATTCACCTGTTTAATCTCCTGTGGTGTAAAATCAGCGGCAATCGCTTTCACAATGAACTGGTCGTAATGCTTACTATTGAAACCAACGTAGATACAATCATCAGACAGAGCCATTCGGAGAGCTTCATTGTCATTCCAAATACAGGTATAAGTACCTGTCTCTTTATCCTTGAGTACCACCAGCCAATCGTAGGCAAATACTTCACAGTCATAGGTAATAAGTCTCAATTTCTCACCTTCCTTCCACGAAGTAGCAACCGTTCTTCCGATAGGTCGTACATCGCTTTTTGTAGGACTTCACAAGATACGCTATATCGTCCACGAAATCATAGGCTATCGGGTCTCCCTTACCTTCACAGGTTCGAGCGATTCTGCCGATACTCTGCGTCACCACAGCGTAATCTTTCTGTGGGGTGGTGAGGTACAACCTTTCCAAACACGGTACATCGAGACCTTCCTTTGCGAGAGAATAGGTAGCAAAGAGATATTTCTTCTTACCTGTCCTCATGTCTTCAAGAGCCTGTTCTCGCTGTGCCTTGCCTTTCTTGGTTGTCATTTTGCCGCTTATCATCACAGCGTCCTTTTGCATATCTGCCGGGAGCAAACTCATAAGCTCCTCAAGGTGATTCAACCTGTCTGACAGAATCAGAGAGGGTCTTTTGTCTACAGACAAATAGCCTGTAATTAAACCGTTTCTCGTTGCGTCCTCCGTTAAGTAGGTAATCAGCTTCGAGTAATTCAAAGTGCCATCGGTATTGAGGGCTTCTCTGCTTATCCGAACTCCTGTACCTACAGGGTAAATACCTACCTTCATAATCTTGTCTGCGACAGCTTCATCGGGTACTTGATAAGCGATTTCACCCACAAGGGCGTATGTCGCTTGAATCATACCGTCAGACCTGTGGACTGTAGCTGACAGTCCATATTTGTGTCTTGCTGACAAGCTGTTCAAAACTTTCTGATACTGGGTAACTGCGGTAGGACTACCGCTGACCCTGTGTACTTCGTCTGTGATAATGCAATCCCAGTAATCACGGTACTGTGTCAAATCCAGCTTGCACATTGTTTGAATCGTAGCGAAGGTGATACCCTCGCCGAGATTTACCTTCCCCTCCGTGATAGTACCCATGAGGTCTTTGCTCATGTATCGCTCGGCTCGTTCCTTGCTCTGTCGGATAAGGTCAAGCGTGTGGCACAGCCACAATGTACGCCTACCCAACCTTGCGGCGAGAGCAATTCCCATCTGCGTTTTTCCGCTACCAGCGGCACTCTGCAAAATACCGTACTTGGCGGCTATCATCGCTTGTACTGCGTCCTCTTGATAATCGTAGAGAGGAACATCAGCCTTGAAATCAACCGCCACAGGGGGCTTGAAATCACTGGTAAATACCGCCTTGTCCGAAATATCTTTCGGGATAGAGCGAAGCGTTCCAAACGGTAACACCAGCTCGTTTCCTCGGGTCTCATAAAGCGATAAGGTCTTCGGTGTATTTCCAAGCCATAGGTTCATGCGAGCTTTCTTCGCATAATCGGGATTCGATATTGTGAGGTTTCGCTTGCACCACATCAGCATATCCGGGGTAGGGTCTGTAACTATTAAGGTGTTTGATACTCCTATCTGCATGATTCCAACCACCTTTCCAGTTTCACTCCATACTCTTTGATTTCAGTAAGGTTCAGCGATGATTGCCTGTACGAAAGCTCTACTATCGAATAGTGAGGTATCATAAAGATTTCGTCCTCGACCTTGAGAGCGAACCAACCCTCACCGTTGCCGCACATAGCCCAAAACTCCATCGCAAAATGCTGATTTTCTTCCACCCGTGAGAGAGGAAAGCGGTTCTTTGAACACACCTTACAGTCAATTAGAAAAGCGATTCTATCTCTCACAGCGATAACATCTGCTGGTTGTCCAGCGGCGTTCTGTGCCATGTTGTGAACCCAGTAGCCATGTTTACCTAAAATCTCACAGAACTCGGTCTCGAAGGTGTTGCCTAATTTCTTATTGGTAGCCATATACTTTCAACACCTCCTCGACTTCCTCCGTAATGTCTTTATCATCAACATAGGAAGCGAGGGCTTTGATACACTCCGAAAGCTGTTCGATTTGACTTTGGTAGTAGTTGGCACAGTCAAGACCCATGTACTTGTCAACCAAATCCTCAAAATCTTTCGGGGATAAGATTGTCTCGGGTCTGCCATTACTCATTGTCAGAACTTGTGGCATTTTCCTTCACCTCCTGTTCATATTCAGACATAAGCTCAAGAACACTGTCGCTGTAAGAAGTGGTCTTCATACCGCTTTCCCATGCTTTCTTAGCTCCGTATTCACCCATGTTGTAAGCCATGAGAGCGTAGCTCAAATCATCGTACTTTTCGATGTAAGAACCCAACACCTTGATACCACAGAAGACATTCTGATAAGGGTCAAGCATATCTGCCGCTCGGTATTGCTCCTCCAACTGTCCATGATTGATTGCGTTAATCTGCATGAGACCGTAATCATCGGTTGCACTTATGACTTCCGGGTTGAATTTGCTCTCATGGTCTATCATCGCTATTACCAGCGAGACAGGAACATTTTCATCGGCACATACTTCATAAATAAATCGCTGTAAGCTGTGCGAGAGCGGTATATCGTAATAAGTGATTTCTCCAACCTCCGGGAGTTTGGAAGAATCGTAGGTAGGAACTTCTACAGTTTCCGTTACGGTTACAGTCTCAACCTTTGGTGGAGCTGTAAGTCTTCCTACGATGAATCCAGCAATCAAACCGAACAGCACAAACAAAGCGATAACCGCATAAGCCTGTATTACTTTGAGCTTGTGTCTGTTGATTCTTTTCTTTGTTGTAGCCATTGTTGAAATTCCTCCTCATTCTTTGGGTCTTCATAAAAAGCCATTATGATACCCACCAATGGGCTTGCGAGGTCGTTTACCTGTGCGTCCGACAGGTTCATTCATTCTCACGTTCCTTGAGAATTTTCTCGCACTCTGCGAGTATCAATTTGGCTTTGGGATATGTATATACCCCTCGGAGAATACTTGACATCATAGGCGGCTGGACATTGATACCTCGCTTCTGCAATTCCAGAATCATGTCTACTTGCGTCATTTTCAAATCTGCCATTCTTGACTTTACGCTCACGAAAATTCCTCCCTTCCTGTTCTGATTTTCAGAATCAGCCTTGACGAAAAGCGGATTTTATGTTATTATTCTTATTAGCCACAACAAGTTAATAACTACCGCTTTTCTCCTCAAAATTTGTGATTTCGAGGGGCTGGTTTTCTTATTGCCAAATCTGCTTTTCAGATTTGATATTGTTATTATAATTCTGATTCTTAGATTTGTCAAGAGGTAAATCTAAGAATCAGAATTATTTTTTAGGGAGGGTATTTCTATGACGTTTGCCGAGAATTTGAAAAGAATATGTGCCTTGAGAGGAACAAACCCGACAGCTCTTTGTAAAGAGCTTGGGTTAAGCACTTCTAAAGTAAGTGCATGGTACGGTGGGTCTCTGCCGAAACAGGAAGTAATGCTACAGCTCGCCGAGAAACTGGAATGTTCCGTAATGGACTTTTTCTCCGATGAAGACGATTTGCATGAGGTTCAACCAAAGGACGAAGACGAGGAAGACATTCTTCGGGTCTACAGAAAGTTGTCTCGTAGAGCAAAGCACGAGTTCATGTCAATGGTATATGACTTTGAGAATCGGCAAGAATTAGAAGGGGATAAGGATTCTGCTACAGCAATCTAAAATTATCCCTATAGAAGTGATTAAAAGGAAAAGATTATTGGAGGTGAGACTATCAAAGCGGTAATATACGCTCGATACTCAAGCCATAACCAGCGAGAGGAATCAATCGAAGGTCAGCTTCGAGAGTGCCACGACTTCGCACAAAAGAACGGATTCATAGTCATAGACGAATATTGCGACAGAGCAATATCGGGCAAGACCGATAATCGCCCCATGTTTCAAAAGCTCATAAGAGACAGCGAGAAGGGCAACTTTGACGCTGTGATAATGTACACGCTTGACCGTTTCGCTCGTAACCGATACGATTCAGCTATTTACAAAGCAAAGCTCAAGAAGAACGGTGTGCGTGTCTTTTACGCAAAACAGCCCATGCCCGATACGCCCGAAGGAATCATACTGGAATCTGTGCTTGAAGGTTATGCCGAGTATTATTCAGAAAACCTCGCCCGAAGTATCAAGCGAGGTCTCAAAGAAAATGCTCTCCACGGAATCGCTATGGGGAGTATCTGTCTTGGATATAAAATAGGAGAAAACAGGCAATACGAGATTGACCCGGTACAGGCGAAAGCTGTACAGGAAATCTTTACGCTTTATTCAGAGGGCAAATCGAAAAACGAGATTGTCCAGTACCTAAACGAAAAAGGGTACAAGACCTCCCGAGGAAATGCTTTTAATAAAAACAGCTTGAGTAGGATTCTACGAAACGACAGGTACATAGGCGTGTACCGATACGATGATGTAGTCATAGAGGACGCTATACCGCCTATCATTGACAAGCCGCTTTTCGATAAAGTGCAAGCCCTCCTCCAACATAACTACAGCTCCCGAGCAAAGAATAAGGCGAAAGAAGACTACCTCCTCACCACGAAGGTGTTCTGCGGTCACTGTGGTAGCCCCATGATTGGCGAGAGCGGCACTTCAAAGCTCGGTAAGGTCTATCACTACTACAAGTGTGCGAAGCGTAAGAGGGAGAAGGATTGCGACAAGAAAGTGGAAAAGAAAGATTGGCTCGAACAGCTTGTCGTGAAGTATACCGTTGAGCAAGTCCTCACGGACAAAAACATTGACCTTATAGCAACTCGGGCGATGGAGCTTATAGAAAAAGAGCTACAAGACACATCGGTACTTATAGGTCTACAGGAAATGTTGAGAGATACGAATAAGAAGATAAGGAATCTCATGTCAGCAATCGAACAGGGAATCATTACATCTTCCACGAAAGAGAGACTTGAGGAACTGGAACAGGAACGCTTGAACATCGAAGGACAGATAGCACGAGAAGAAATGAAAAAGCCGCTCTTGTCGAAGGAGCGTATCGTGTACTGGCTCACATCTTTCAAGAGCGGCAATATAAATGATGTTGAATATCAGCGGCGAATCATCGACACGCTGGTAAACTCTGTCTTTGTCTATGACAACGGAGACAAAGGACGAAAAATCGTGCTGACTTTCAACATTTCGGGGAGTAATACCCTCACTATCGAGTGTTCGGATATTGAGGGCATAGCTCCACCAAATAGTGCATATCCGAACACCTTATTTTTCGTAAAGCACTGTTTCGGATATGTTTTCATAGTAGAGGAAGTCTGACTTTGGTTAGGCTTCCTCTTTTTTTCGGGGTCTCATAAGTAAGTGCCTGTTTGGAATCGCTCACGCCAGCGGTGGTCGGGTCATTCACAATACCGAGAATCACCAGCACCGCAAACAGGGCGTTCACCACATCAATGAGCTTGCTACCCAGTTCCCCGAAGTCTACCGTGTAGCCGAACACAGACGCTACAACCTGTACCAGCAACAGCACAGCCGGGATAAGCGTCAGCCAAAAGGTCTTGTTCTTAATTCGTACTTTCCAGTTAATCATAATCTTTGCCCTCCTTAAACTTTCTTTGTATAGTCAAGTGAAATCCAACCAGCCCCGGATTTCAGCTTGCCCCACTTGGTAGCTCCCTGTCCGTTTGCTTCTGCAACGATGGTGTACACGCCCATGTCTCGGATAGCTCCGTTCGTACCGTAGTTCGTACCAGCTCCCTTACGGATATTCAGCACAGAGGTAGTCACCTTTACGAGATAAGGCTTGAAGGTCTGTGCCGGGGTACTGGTTTTCCCGGAATAAACGACCTTGCCCGATTCATCGAACACCGAATAACCGGGATTCTCGTCAGCCTTTTTCTTGGCATTGTCCAGCACCTTGTAAGCTCCTAACTGACTTTTGCTGTCAGCCCATGTCTTACGCACACGATACAGAGTTTCTTTTGCCGGAGTGGAAGGTGTCGTAGTGGAAGTACCACCCAACTTCTTAGTAACCTCCGTAGCGAGATTTCCGAGCCTTGCGTACAGCCAATTACCCGGACAGCTCTTATTTGCGAACCAGCGATGAACGGTCAGCACCATTTCATCGGACTTCGGAGAGTAATTAAGGGTCTTGTCCTTATCCCCGAGCCACAGGAGCTTTTTCTTACCGTTACGCTTGCAAATATCAACACACAGGTTGACGAGAGAAGCATAAACCTTATCATTCATCGCATAAGGCTCTTTCAAATCAGACGCACACTCGATAGTAACTGCTCGCTGGTCGTTGGCGTTGCTGGAAGAACACCACGAACGGTTTTTCTCCTCCACACACAGGGCGATTTTACCATCTGTGCCGATACCGTAGTTACAGCTCGCCTGTCTGCTCGGGCTGGTGAAACACCCACAGATACTCTCTGCCGATAACTGCCCCACAACACAGTGCGGCGTGATACGGTCAATGGAATGTGTTCTCTGCCCCGAATGGTTCGGACTTAACTTGGTATAAGATACCAAAGAACTATTGCTCATATCTTTTTCCTCCTTTTCGTCATAATCGGTCAAGCTCCAATTCTCAATTACGGACATAAGGTTGTCCACATAATTAAGAGAGGTAGCATAACCATCAGCTTTGATATTCTCAAGGTATTCCCGAGGGTCGGTAACACCCTTGAGGTTNNAATAATTGGAAATGTTGGTGAAATCGAAATAACCGATAACACCATTTTCCATGTCCTCGAACTTGCACCATTTCATAGCGGAGCTGGTGTAGCTTCCGTCCTTATTCTGCTCGCTACCTACCTTATCGTAAATGCCGATACAGGTCTTACAGCGACCCTCACGGTATTTCAGACCGAAGTAGTTACAAGCGTTGACCGCAAGTTCAGAAGTACCATAGGCACTCTCCAAAATCGCTTGAGCGATGATAGGGGAATATACCTTGATACCGTAGGAAGGAGCATACTTCTTAACGAGAGCCGCAATCTGCTCAATAAACTCCTGTTTACTCATTCTGCTCCTCCTTGTCTGTCAGAGGTAGCTTCTCCACCTCTTTCATAATCTTTTCTGCTGTACCGTTGCCGCCGAGTTTCTTATAAGGAAGATACAGGTAATCGTGAAGATTCTCGTAATCGTCCTTCGTTATGTACCCTTGCTTAATATAACAAGAGCCGAGATAACAAATACGGTCATGTCCGAGACCTTTCAACATCTGCCCCTCTGCACTTTCCTTCGTGTCCTTTCTCTGAATGAGATAGGTAAGAAAAGCCCAAAAGCCTGTACTTGCGAAAACTGCCCCAACGATACTGACAATGAGTGTCGATTCAGAAATCATGTCAGTGTCCTCCGTGAATTTAATAATGTGGGAGAGCCGGGAGACCGACCCTCCCCAGTGCCTTATTCAGCGATAAGGTCTTCCAGTTCGAGGTCAATCAAGACCTCACGCACCTTCGGCTTGATAACATCGGGAATACTTGCGAAATCCCTCTTGCCCTTGATAATCAGAGCGGCGTAAATAACTGCCATTTCTCGCACCTCCTTTCTCCGAAGAAAAATCAGCCAGCAACCAAATATGTTGAGGAACATTTTACTGCTCCTCCAACAGCTTCTTGACTTCCTCACGAAGCTGTGCTGGAACTTCGTCAATGGTTTTCAGCTCCTTCTTAATGAGGGAAACATAAATCTTAGCCATCTTACATACCTCCTGTTAAAATAGTCTCATACACTTCTGCAAGAGCCATCTGCAAATCGGTTACGCTTTCACTGTTTGCGTTGATTGCCGCAAGAATCTTTTCCTGTGGGGTCTGCTCACGGAACGCAAGATAGAACGTACCGTCAGCCCATTCCATCTGCTGAATAAAGACCATATCCTTGAAGGTCTCTGTGGTTTCCCCATCAGAAACGGTCATAGTGGAGAGATTGTCTTTGAACATCGTCTCGTCCACCTTTTCTGTACTGACGAAGTTATCACCATTCTTGGAAAGCCCCGTCAGCTTGCGTCCATCTGCAAGGGTGATTGTGTACAACATATCGTTACCTCCTTCAAATCGTTAAATAATATATCCATGTTACTTCGCTGTTGCCTACTCATAATGCGGTAGTGGTTCTTGAACCACGACTGATACCAGTCTGTAAATTCCTTCGTTGTCAACTTAGGAGCGAGCTTCTTCATTTTCCGTCTCATAGCTGTCAACCGCTTTGGGTTGATTTTCTGAATCACCCTCCCGGTATCAGTCAGCGAGTATTGTACTTGAAGAAATCTCCATTGTTCAGAGAGCTTGCATATTCTCGTTTTCCGGGTGTTCACTGTGATACCCATACCTGTTGCTATCTCGATGTACCCTTCGAGAAATTCCTCTAAAAATTCCTTGCTTTCATGGATTGCGTAGGTATCGTCCATGTACCCGGCATAATACTTCATACTGCAAACAATCTTTGCGTAATTGTCGAGCGGTATTCTGTAAGAAACACCAGCGGTTTGAGCTACTTGGTCTCCGATATGAAGGTGTTTACCCATGAACTTTTCTCCTGTAAGGAGAGATTTACTGATATGACAATGTATCAGTGAATCGAACAGTCTGTTAAGGCAATCCTCATATTCATCATCGTTCATGTACGACACATCAACCCTCGACCTATCCACGGTCTTTCGCAAAAGCCATCGGGCGTGTTCATCGTCAACGTATCGTTCCAGTAGCTCCACCAGCACATCATGTCTGATATTGTCGTAATACATTTGAGAAATCTATCAGCAAAATGTACCCATCGTTTGAGCCATGTGCCATGTAATATCCACGCAAATCCTTCAACAACTGCTGTCGAGTGAAACTTATGCCCTTCCCCTTAATACTTGCTCCATTGTCGTAAATCAGAAACCTATTGACCGAAGGATTTAGAACTTCATCACATAGAGAGTGTTTCACGATTCTATCGGGAATCTGCTCGCCAGTGATAGGACGAACCTTACCTCTCTCATGTAGTATGAAACTGGTTGTAGGTAGGAACTCATAAGTCATATCCTTTATTTCCCTCTGCATTTTTGCCAGCTCCAACAGATAGCTCATTTCAAACTTCTGTACCTGTGGTTTCCAATCACTACCTCTCTTTGCATTGATGTAGGCATCGTAAAGTGCATTTCCATCAAATATCTCACGCTGATAACCATTTCGCCCATTACAGGCACATTCGTAAATGTCGGTGTCGTGTTTAGTATTTACCATACGGAAGGACAATCTCTCCTTTCTCTGTCTGTGAAACGCTCGATAGGCTACTCAATCACAGAATCGAAATCCGGGCGAACGCCATTAGGATTGGAAGCGTTGTTGTAGTTCGCATTACCGTTGTTGTTGACATTGGCGAAATTGGAAGCGGAATCAGAGATTGCCCTCTTAAATTTATTGTCAGATTTTCTCCAACCTTTAATGAGGTTAATTTCTGTCTGAATCATGTCAGCAAAGCGAGTATACTTGTTCACATCGACAGGAAGGGTCTCAATCGCATATTGTAGCTCCTGTGTGAGCCTATAACACTGTCCGATAGCTTTGTCTTGATGGATTCTCCGCTCAACCAGCTCCTCCATGTAGGAAGGATAAATGCTGTTTGCTACAAAGACTTCCTCTGTAATGGTACGGAGACAATCTACAATGACTTGCCGCTCGTCAGCGATGAACCAATCATCAAAGGCTTGGTACTTTGCCTTGAGCTTATCGTATCGGACTTTTTCTTCGAGATTTAATTCCTCATAGCGTCTGCCGCCGAAAATCTTCTCAACCTTCTTTTCGGCACGTTCGAGGTCGTACCCGAAATCTCGGAGCAACAAATCTGTGACTTCCTTCCTCATTTTGTATAAGTGATGGAAGACCTCAAATTGTGAACTTTTCCTTTTCGACTTCAATACTGACATTACACAAATAACCTCCGTTCATGCGACCCACAAGGGGTCGCAGATTTAAGATATACAGAAAGCCGGGCGAACGCCAAAAGGATAGGAAGCGTTGGCGGAGTTCGCATCACCGCCGCTGCCGACAACGGCGAAACCGGAAGCGGTAACTACATCACGCAACCAGTATGTCGCTCGAATCGCAATCCAGCTCGGGTTCAGAGCAAACAGCGGCAACTGTGATTTCTCAACACGATAGTTCGTGTACACTGTGCTACCATTCGCAATCGGCATGAAGATAGAGCCACCGTAGACCATCTGCTCATTCATCAGCTCTACTTCACTATCACACCATGCACCAGCAGAAGGGTGTCCTTCGGTAACAGCGTTCGTCAGATATACCCTGTGAGACAGGACATGACCGCTAAATGCCGCCTTGATGGTTGTCTTCGCCTGTTCAAGATTAGTCTTGTACATATCCGAACCAACGTAACCACCAGCGGTAGTATTTGCGGTAGAACCGCTCTCGTAAGCTCCCGAGCTGGTATTGTGCATTTGAGCGGTATACAAACAGGTGTCGGGAACAATCACGACATGGTGTTTCGTACAGCTCGTGTCACCACATTTCAGATAGTAGTCAAAGGCGGCAATACGCCAGTTCACACCGTTAATCACCCAGTAGTCACCGATGTACATATCATCGAACGTACCAGCGGAAATTGCCGCATACTGGGCGGCGGTTACAGAAGTACCGAGATTCTTACCTCGATAAATCGCATTGTGCGCCCCGGCATTATTGAACAACAGAGGGGCTACCTTGTTATCCATAGGTTCATTCACTTTGTTGGCTAAATTCTGAAAGGGTAATACCTTTCAAACCTGTACCATCGTGAATCGGAATGATGTTCCCACTTGCCGGGGAAGTAATCTTCACCAGCTCGGGAACTTTCTTGGTTTCAATACTGATTACACCCATTTGTCTTAAACCTCCTTGTATTTCCAGTCAGCTACGATTGCATAGCCCAAATCATCAACGAGAATAGTACCGCTATCGTCCACAACAATAGGAGCTGTAAACTCATTCTGCAAAGCCATGTGTTCGAGGAGTGCCAGCCGCTCGTCAACTTCGGTAAGCTGATTCTGCAAGCTACCAGCCACATCTTCTGATAACTGGTCTTTGATTGCGGCGAACCATGCGTCAAACGAAGCCTTTCGCTCGCTCTCGTAGGTTGTCATGTGTTCCTCGTAGGTCTGTTCAATAACAGCCAGTGAGGAATCTCCTTCTTTCTTCAAGTTGGCAATATAGGTTTTGTAGGAATCGTACTCGGCGTTGGTGAGCGTTCTCACATTTTCGATAACCTTATTGCCCGAACTTTCAAAAAGCTGTTGCTGTGTCGTGAAGTATGTCTGAAACTCCTCGTACAAATCAGTGCCATTCTCAAGCATTGACATAATGTAATTCAGAGCTTCATTCATGCGGTTAGCGTCCTTCGCACCAAAGAAAGATTTCTCTTTACTGGTGTAGACTGTTACATCTTGAAAAGACACCGTACCATCGCTGTTGTCCACTTGACTATACTTTTTCAAGCCGCTCCACACAGCGTCCGTATAGTCAGTAGGTAACAATGTCCACGCCATTTATAGCCCTCCCTTCATTCCAAAATTCCATGTAAACATTCTCCTCCCTTCGTATTCATTCGTGAGCCTTTCGTAAAGGTCGAGGATAGCACTTTTCCAGTCTGTTTAACTCTTTGAAATCCATCGTATTTCCGTTATCAACATAAGTGGGTGCTGACCCATACGACCTTTTTGAGACTTTTGCTGTTAATGGTAGTGAGATTTGCTTCCAGCTTATTGATTTCATCAGCATAGAAGTAATCTTTTGGAGTACGGTCACTTCCGAGAGACTGAATCGTAAACTCCTCATACATCTTCACAGCCAGCTCACGAAGGTACTCAAGGTTATTTTTAATTCGATTGAAGTCTACAGCGTTGAATCTATCTCCGACATATACGCCATCGACAACCTCGCCGCTCCAATCGGTCTTAGGTGTCTGCCATGCCATACTTAACCTCCAATCCTTCGAGCTGTTACTCTACCCGAATACGCCTGTTTGAATCTGACCGTGTGGCGGTAGATATTTACCTTCATGCCCTCGTAGAACTCGTTCTCTTGGTACACAATATCGGTAGCGTCAATCTCGGGATTTCCTCGGGTGTCATACTCGTACTCAATACCAGCGGAATAATATTCAGCCAACCACTCGGCAAGCTCGGTAGCCATCGTCATATCGCTTATGAGTGGGTTAGACCACTTCACTGTCTTACCTCTTGCGTGAAGGGTTTTGACAGCATATCGTTCAACGATTTTATACCGATACCCCTGTACCTCAAGCCTGTATTCGCCCGATACCTTGTACTTCAAGGTCACATAATAGTTACCCCAGTCAACAATATCTGCCAGTCCTTCGGTCTCATTGAGCTTCACAAAATATCCATAGGAAGGGTCTTGTATGTAGTAGGTCTCAACCTGTCCGACTGTAACCTCTACATCTTCGCAAACAAGATTCTCCTCTCGGTTATTCTGCTGATAGGTGTAACAAGGAACGATAACCTCTTTGATAAGCTCCTGTTTGATAGCTTTCGGGGAGGAGGTCATATCCCTTCGGGTCATGGTGAAATTTGTTACATCGCTCAAACTGAAATGATTCAGCACAATGCGGTTATAAGGTTCAGCGGTCTTGGTGAACTCAATCTTCATCACATCGAAATCGTCAAAATCTCGAAGGATAACCGTTGTCGTGTCGATTTCATCAGCGGTGATAGAAAATTCATTCACCAGCGTTCCACTACTATAGGTTCGTATCGTGAAAGCAGAAGGGAGAGCCTGTCCGAACACCAGCTCCAAACCGTAATAAGCTCTGATTGCTTCCATTGTGATAGTGACAATAGGATTCTTTGAAAATCTACAATCAGCGTTGGAAACCTCCTGTGATACAAAGCCTGTATTCAATGTCGGACTTCCGTTTCTCGGAATAAAAAACATTGAACCATCAACAGGTGTGTAATTGGTAGCCAGCGTAGCGTATTCGTCCTTCGGTGTATTGCTCAACACATTTGCCGCACGAGAGAATGAGGTCTCACCATTGGTAGTCACCGTAGCTCCCGGCATGAAATTTGACTTGATTTGAATATCTCCAAATCGTGTCTGTGCCAGCACACACCGACAAGCATTTGCGATAATCTGCAACGCTTCTT